CGGCGCAGAACTATGATGAGAATGGAAAGCGCAAGCCGGTCTACACCATGCCTGAATCCACCGGCTTAGAAGAGATCGGCTCAGTTGGTACTGGCGTGATGCTGATCAAGCGCGAAGTGTTCCAAGGAATGTCTGAGCCATGGTTCGATATGCCCTGGCAGTACGACACTCGCGGCTACATGGGCGAGGATGTCTTCTTCTGCAAGAAGGCTCAGGAATTAGGTTTCAAGGTGTATATTGACCATGATGTCTCGAAAGAAATCGGACACATTGGCACATTTGAATTCCGGCATGAACACACATGGGTTATGCGGGAACAGCTTGAAAAAGAGGCCGTCTAATGGCATTGACCACCTACACCGAACTCAAAGCATCACTGGCTGATTGGCTCAACCGGACTGATTTGACTTCTGCCATTGCTGACTTCATCAGTCTGGCCGAGGCGCAGATGGAGCGCCAGCTGCGTACACGTCAGATGATTGTGCGTGCCACTGCATCCTTTGCAGCTGCCGCCGAGTACGGTACGGTGCCTGATGACTTCTTAGAAACCAAGTCCATCAAGCTAGATACCAATCCGGTGACATCCTTGTCATTTCAAACAATTGAGGCAATGGATCAGCTGTCTAACACCACCTACTTGTCCAGCGGCAAGCCGTTGTACTTCACGGTGGTGGGCAATCAATTCCGGCTGCTGCCGATACCTGATGGCGCATACACGGCAGAGTTGGTTTACTACGCCAAGCTGACGAAGTTGTCATCGACTGTTGCAACCAATTTTCTGCTGACTCAGGCACCGGACGTTTACCTGTACGGCTCGCTATTACAAGCTGCGCCTTACTTGCAGGATGATGCGAGAATCTCTGTATGGTCATCGTTATATGCTGCTGGCTTAGAGCAGTTGCAAGTTGCTGATGACCGAGGCTCAACCTCTGGCGGCGCTCTGTTGGCGCGTGCAAGGACATTTGGATGATAGTCACTACCACCAAAGGCGAGATGGACGATTCATTGCTGGAGAAGCGTGAAGGTTCATTGGACAACGATACCGAGACAACAAGTTGGGTAGAGTATTGGCTGGATGGTGAAATGGTTCACCGATCTGTCCACATGGCGCTCAAGCGCAGTGTGTTTGCTGATGGCGTTACCCAACAAATTTAAGGAATAGATCATGGCAAATACCCAGGCAATGTGTACCAGTTTCAAGGGTGAACTGCTTGTCGGCCACCACAATTTCGGCGTTGGTGTTACGCGAGGTTCCACTGCCGCCGACACGTTTAAGGCTGCCTTGTACTTGGCAAGCGCCACCGTTAACGCATCGACTGCTGCTTACTCGGCAACCAACGAGGTGTCCGGCACTGGCTACACCGCAGGCGGCGTGACGGTGACCTTTGGCACCGCGCCAAGCACCAGCGGCACCACAGCGTTTGTGACTCCCAGCGCCAGCATCACTTACTCGGCTGTGACCTTATCAACCGCATTTGACGCAGTTTTGATCTATAACTCAACACAATCAAACAAAGCAGTTAGCGTGCATACATTTGGCAGTCAGACAGTGACGGCTGGAACATTCACGCTGACTATGCCCACCAACGATGCTAGTACCGGCCTGATCCGGTTGGCTTAACCAAGGGGCAGCGGCATGGCTGCTTATGGAACAGGCTACTACGGCAGGGGTGTCTACGGCATAGGCAATGTCGTCATCAGTGGGAATTCTTCCACTGGCGCTGTTGGTGACTTACTAGAAAACATCTCAATCCAAGAAGATGGAAACATTGCCACTGGCAATGTAGGCACTGTCGTATTAACCGTATCTGTTGCCATCACCGGAAATGAATCCACTGGCGCTGTTGGCTCTGTCTTAGCAGCCTCAAGCAAGGCAGTTACAGGCAATGCGTCAACCCTGTCGGTTGGCAGCGTTACTCAGTCTGCTGCAATTGACTTAACCGGCAATGCGTCAACCTTGGCGATTGGCTCTATTGGCATCACCAGCACCACAGCCATTACCGGCAATGCCGCCACCGGTGCTGTTGGCACTGTTGGCGCAGAGGTTATATCGTTCCAAGATATTACAGGTGTTGAGGGTACAGGCGCAGTTGACAGTGTTGGGTTGACTGTTGAAATTGCGATAACTGGCGTTGATTCAATTTGTGCTGTCGGCACAATGATTGGCTTTGGCTGGGGCGCAGTGCCTGATTCCAGTGAGACGTGGACAGCACAATCAGACAGCAGCGAGACATGGACACCAGTTGGCGATTCAACTGAGACATGGACACCGGTTTCTGATACATCAGAATCTTGGACAGATTTAGCAGACAATTCATTAACTTGGCAAGAGGCCGCATAGGAGTTTCATCATGGCAGATACCACCACAACAAATTTATTATTAACAAAGCCAGAGGTAGGAGCCTCAACTGACACTTGGGGAACAAAAGTCAATACCGACCTCGATTTGGTCGATGCATTATTTACTGCCAACGGTACAGGTACTTCAGTTGGCTTGAATATTGGATCAGGTAAGACACTGACAGTGGCTGGAACGCTGACAGCGACAGGGACTACCTCTCTAACATCTCCAAAAATTGTTACTCAAATAAGTGACACTAATGGTAATGAGTTGTTAAAAGTCACAGCAACAGCGTCAGCGGTCAATGAGTTAACTCTCGCAAATGCTGCCACAGGAAACAATCCTGTCTTATCTGCAACTGGTGGCGATACAAATATTGGAATAACACTGACTCCCAAAGGAACAGGTGGCGTAGTTTTTTCCGCTGGCACGGCGGCAGCACCCGCTATTACCACCACAGGCGACACCAACACAGGTATCTTCTTTCCTGCGGCTGACACCATTGCCTTTACTGAGGGTGGTGTTGAGGCTATGAGAATTGATAGCTCTGGTAACCTTGGATTAGGTGTTACGCCTAGTGCTTGGGGTAGTAGCTTTAAAGCACTGCAAATAAACTACAGTGCCATCTGGGGGAATCCTGCAAACACCACAATTAGATTCAGCACAAACACCTATAACAATGGAACAAACTTTATATATTTAACCAGCACCTTTGCTACTTATTACGCACAAGATAGTGGTACTCACGCTTGGTACAACGCCCCATCAGGCACATCAGGAAACACAATAACTTTCACCCAAGCAATGACGCTTGATGCGTCCGGTAATTTGGGTATAGGTACTACTTCGCCATCCACTGTAGGTGTAAGCGGGTTTACACGGCTTGTATTGGGTGCAGGAGGTAGTGCTACTGAGGGATTAACGATTGTTCCGTCAGGCACTGGCGGCATTCAATTTACAGATGGGGCAAATACAGAAAAAGGCTACATCAAGTGGATATCAAGTACAGGGGTGTTAAATTTTGGTACTGCGGCAATTACTCGGTTAACCGTAGACACCACAGGTAACGCGCAGTTTTCAACTGGCGCAGTCATGCAGTATGCACCAGCACCAGCGGCAATTAGCGCAGCAGCCACACTGACCAATGCCGATATCAAAGGGCAAATAATCAGTGCCACAGGTACAACATACACCATCACAATGCCTTTGGGTACGACAATGGAAACATTGGCGACATGGGCAACAACAAACATCAGCTATGACTTCTATGTTGTCAATACAGCCTCTGGAATCATCACAATGGCTGTAAACACAGGCGTTACATCATTGGGTTCATTGACTGTTGCAATTGCTGCATCTGCTCATTTCCGCATCCGCAGAACAGCGGCAAACACCTTTGTTCTTTATCGTCTTTCTTAATCAGGAGTAATCATGGCAACAACTTGGAAAATTACACAAACAGACTATCTGACCGCAGATGGATTTATAACAACCGCACATTGGACTGCAACAGCAGTAGATGGAGACTACACAGCCTCTGTTTACAGCACTTGTGGCTTTGCAACTGCTACGCCAGCCATCCCTTACGCCAGCGTCACTGAAGCAGAAGTGCTTGATTGGTGTTGGGCTAACGGCGTGGATAAGGACGCAGTAGAAGCAAGCCTTGCAAGTCAGATTGCATTGCTAAAGAATCCAGTAACAGCAACAGGAGTGCCTTGGTAATGGAAAAAATCACACTATCAACACAACTAATTAATGCCATCATGCAATACCTTGGCACACGCCCATTTGCGGAAGTGTTTCAAATTATTGACGCTGTTCAAAAAGAAGTTAAAGAGCAAGCACCAACTGAGCCAGAAGCATGAGCTTAGAGACAGACTTCTACGCGCACCAGGCATCTTGCGATGAGCGATACAAGAACATCGAAGAGAAGCTGGAGTCCGGTAAGGCTCGCATGACGCGGATTGAGTACCTGATCTACATTGTCATC